AAACTGAGATGCCTGTAAACCATCCAGTACGTCAGCATCAAGGCCAGAGCCTGAACCGTCAACCGTCTTAATGGCTGTTAGTAATTCACTGGGCGTTTGATCTACAGTGGCACCAGCCTCAATCCCATCTAGCTTGGTACCGTCCGTTGAAATGTCACGTCCATCTACCGTACCTGCAATACTAATATTACCACTAGCATCTAGGTATACAGCTTTTTCTGCTGGGTATGTAATAAACACTTCTGCTTCACCTGCAGTAAGGTTGATAGCAGAACCGGAGTTTGAACTTTCTAATATTGTAGTACGGGCTAAGGCTGCAGTACTTTCTGTCCATGTCCCAAGCCCAACTTCCCATTCGTAAGTACTTGGCTCTAGTATAGCATAATACGTAGTATCGCCATTAGACAAAGCAGAAGCAAACGTCTGATAGCTTTCCACCGTACCATTAACGGTAAGAGTACCCGTACCTGTAGTGGTAGTCGTTTGTTTTACTCTGTCTTTAACTACTAGAGCCATAGTCTATATTCCTATTAAGCTATACGAATGATTGCATTAGAAGCATCTGCAGTTGGGAACGTAATAGTAAAGTCACCAGCTGTAGAAGTTTTAGTCCCACCAAAATCAATTACACATATAGCTGCATTAGATGCAGTTGCATTGTAGATAATACAACCATCTGCAGAAATAGTAGCATTGGTAAATACTTCATCTGCAATATCTACAATCGCAGTTGTTCCAGATACAGAAATAGTAACACTATCCAACACAGCACCACCAGCACTATAGCTAGTACCGGATGCCTCATCTGTATTACCTGTTACATCACTATAGTTAGTAGTTGTAGCATCGTAAGTACCCGTAGGAGATGCCTTAATCAGTGCAAGCTTAATACTATCAGTATCTAAATCATGAGTACCACCAAGTAGTTCTGATTTAAAGCTTGTACACATTGCTGTTGTGATAGCCATATTTAAATCCCTTTTTATATGCAGTTAAGTGGGCCGCAGTTAAGCAGCCCACTCAATATTTTAGTTACCTATTAAGCCAAGTTGTAACGTGCAGTTACAAGAGCTTCTGGACGCAAAATCTTGCGACCGTATAGGTGCATACCACGAACGATATCAGCAAAGCTGTCTGGGTCACGGTAAGTTTCAGTCTTGTTGATCTGCTCTGCAGTTGCAACAGCTGAGTCATGACCAGCTACGATTACACCGTAGTTGTCATCTTGAGCAGCTGTACCTGTAGTTGCAGCACCAGTACCTACTGAAGGCAAGTTCGTTGAAACGTGTACACGGAAACCGTGCATGTTATTTAGAACGAGACCATTCTGTAGACCCGAACCACCGAAGTCGGCGTTCAAAAGACGGGAATCTTCGTCACGAAGGATTTCCATCATTTCTGGTGAGATTACGACCCAACGACCTGTAGATGGTACACTCTGACCGTCCATGACACGAGCCATGCGGGACAGAACCATAGAAGGTGAAGCATACGCAGTTGGCAAGGCAGTCGCACCCGGCAGACGTGCTGCGAGTGGAATAGAGTCACCAGTTGTACCTGCAGAAGCTGTAGTGGTAATGTTGCCGAAGTCAGACATGTCCAACTTGTTAGCTGCCAGCAATTCGTCAGAACCTGCAGCACTGTTAGCTTTAGTACCATTTACTGTGGTGTTAACGCCATCAGCATTGTCATGCAAAGTAGACTGAGCATAACCGGACAAGTAGCCAAGAACTTCTTGGTCATACTGGTCAGCCAAACGATAGGCAGCACGATCACTTGCAAGGCTTTGGAAATTGACGTGGCTATGAGCCTCTTCAATATCGTCTACTTTGAAAGCAAAATAGTTAGCTTTATCAACAACTAACGAGAAATCGGCATCAGCCAAATCTTGTGGTGCAATTGTAGTACCACGCAGATAAGCTGAAACTGAGATTTCAGGCTCTTTGATGATTTTTACTGTATCGCCCATGTTGGCAATTTCGCCAAAATAATCATTATTAGTGATTGCTTCAGTGATAGATGCTTTGCGGAATGCAAGTTGCACCTGTTTGGAATAGATAACTGGGGAAAAGTTACCATTGGGGAGGTTGGTATAACCCCCTGCGGAACCGAATGCCATTGTAATTCTCCTTAGCATTAGTTTTACAGATGCAAACTATGTATTACTTATTGTAGAGGCTAATCGTTTATGGGTGCATTTAATGGCTAAACTATAATGATCAGTTATACTTTAGGTTAAATGGGCCACACGTTTTAGGTGATCCGAAAAGTTATATTGTTTGCTAAAATAGTGTTTGTAGTGTGGGTAACCGTAGTTGATACCTAGCAGGGCCACACTACTACTACACTTATTCACATATAGTTATATCATAAATAACTATAATGTCAATACGATTTAACGGGCAGAACCTGATATATCGTAAATAAATTGCCCAGAACGAATAGCTTCCATAATTTCATCGGAATGTTTTTCGTACTCGACTGCCGACATCTTTTGAACATCGGATTCTAGGATGGCTCCATTATTGCTCTGTGAGCTTGGAGCACTGCGTTGGTTCCGTGTATTCACAGAACGTGCCGCATCTTTTGAGGTAGTAGACTTTTTAGCCTTAATACCTTTATCTGCTTTATAAAGATCGATAGCACGAGCAGCTGACCTTGCATCATTATCGTTATTATACAATGCGTCCTGTACCCACTTAGGCTGTTCGTCTGCCCATTCATGGAAGTCATCACTCTCACGAATAGTGTCAAAGTCAGGGTGCATTTGCATTAACGTTGCTTCAGCTTTCTCCCGTACTGCAGATTCTCGCATTTCGTCTACTGCACGAACACGATCCTCTAAGTCTGCAGATTGTTCTTTTGCTTTCTTGATTGCAATAGTTTCTACAATAGCTGCAACATCGGGGTACTGTTTAGTCCAAGCTTCAATATCTTCATCAGACTTAGGTAGTTTGATTTCTTGTTTTGTGGCTTGGTTTAATTGTTGCTCAAGTGCTACAATACGATCTTCATATTCTTTTTCTTTAGCTTGCTGGTGTCGCCGTAGATCACCATACCGTTTTTTAAAACTACGTTCTTCCGCATTTGCTGGTTCAGCTTCTTGAGGTTCATTACCTTCTTCTACTTCACCTTTTTGTTCTGCAATCAAACGTTCTAGTTCTTCTTCTTCTCGTTTGTGTCGATCTTCGTTTGAGTACTTCTTACTAGCAAATGCTACTTTCTTAGGGGCTTCCATAGTTGAAGCCATTACTTCCATATTTTCTGACATTTAGTCTTCCTTACTGGGGCCACCGTAGCCTTGTTGGAGGGGGATGGGTAGGCCAGTCAAATGAGGTGATTACTTTTTCTTTCTTTTAGCAAAGCCACCTCTGTTTAGTCCACTTATTCCTAGTGCACTATCCAATTCTACACCACCTGTTCTTGCGGTAGGTGATAGGTTGTCTGTTTTTTCTGCCACGGCTGCTGTTTTTTCTGCTGTAGACATCCCCTGAAGATTGCCCACATTAGATGTAGGTGCAGCAAATACACCACCATCATCGTCATCATCTCCGCCACCCTGTACAGGTTCTGCAGGAGTAGGTGCAGCAGGTGCAGGAGCAGTATTACTAGCACCTTGCGAAATTGTATCTATATCACCCATAGTCATACTAAGGTAATTTTGGGCAGCTTCTACATTTTCAGCAGTATCCAAGCTACCTTGACCTTTAAGATATGCGGCAGTTCTTTCACGAACTGCATTAGCAGCAGATGTAATAGTATCTGGCGCAATACCTGCCATGCTTTGACGAAGATCCTCTTTAGCATTCATAACAGTACCCATCTCAGTTCTCATTGGGGCAGGTGCACTATCTGCAGATGTGAAAGCTTTAAGTTCAAGATCAGGATCACTAGGCTCAACTGCTGGATCAGAAAAACCAAGGGCAGCACGAGTTTGTCGAGCATCGCCAGATTCAAAACGATCTAATCCCACGTCAGTTAGCTGTGAGTCACTAACTACGGGTTCTGTATCTTCATCTTTTGCTGCTTCTGCGGTTACCTTTTCCACAGCTGCTGTAGTTGCAGCATCAGACTCACTAGTATCTTGTCCCGCAACCGTAGTTGCCACTGTTTTTGCTTTTACTTTTTCTTCTTCGCCTAAACCGATTGCATCAAGTATAGGATCTGCAATTGCACTAATCACTTTACCGATAATACTTTTACCTTCTTTAGTAGTTAAACGTTTTTTTACTTCTTCTAAGGCTTTAACTTGGCCCGGAATAGATGTCTTCTTTGCTTGAGCAATTTTTTCGTCAAGCATCTCTTCTATAGTTTTCTTTTCTTTTTTAAGTCCAAGTGCAATAAGACCGCCCATTAGTGGGTTAACAGCACCGATAATACCGGCAACCACGTTACCACTAGTAGTAACTTTTTCTGCTTCTTTAATCCACGTAGCCAGAGCTTTACCGTCTGTACCAGATGTGTCCATACCAAAGCCACCAGCTTTCTGGAACTCAGATTGAGGTGGGGGAGACGTTGGACCATCATCACTAGATTGTGTAGGTGCTTCTGCGGGTGCTTCCTCTGCTGTGGCACCCTCTGGTGAATAACCGGCTGGTACTGGGTACACAGGATTACCATTTAAAAATGGGATCATCAAAGTCTTACCATCAGCATTGACATACTTACGTACATCTTGATTACTAGGATCAAACGTAGGAGTTACAAATGTACCCCGTGCAGCATGGAGTACTCCACCTTGGTATTTTTCTTGTGGTTCATCATCATCGTCATCTTCTTCCATGACCATAATCTCTAAAACATCAAAAGGTAAATCGTCAGGTATAATAGCTTCTTCACTATTACCCATCTGACCCATAGCTTCCATTTGCTTTAGGCCCATCTTAGCTTCTTGTCGTAGCTGCATAAGGCGATTAAGCCCTAAGTAACGTACAACATCTGCAGGAAAAACAAACTCACCTTCACTAAGCATAGCAGGAATATCATCTCGTACTTCTTCACGAGTACTACCTACAGGTACATCGTTACCAGATACTTCATCAATCATGCCACCTTCGTCTTTAAGGCCACCATCATTAAATAGTTCCATTTGTTTTTCGTACATACTACTATCCTTATTGAGATTTCAATACTTCATCACGTAATAACTTCAATCTACGTAACTGATATATTGCGCCTTGTGACCTATGAAGAACAATAGTATCCGTACTTTGCTCCATAGATCTGTGTTGTTGTGTTATTAACGTGTCTATATAATCTTCAAACTTAGCCCATTGGGCTTGGTTGCTGACCATCGCCTTCAGCTTGCTCAGGTGCTCCTTGTCCTGCATTACCACTAAATCCTTGTTCTCCCGGTACTGGTGCTTGACCTACGCCAATCGTACCACCACCTGCCCCTGTGGGGTCCATAGGGTTAGCTCCTGCTGGAGCACCCGGTTGTACTTCGGGTTGCATACCCTTCATAACTTCAGCTTGCAATGCGGCTTCTGCTATATTGTTAGTTACCTTGTCTGCGTCAAGCTCAAGGGACTTTGCAATCTCCCGAATGATGTAGTCCATTTTAGCAAAGGGTGCTAATGCTGGGTTAGATGCAACTTGCAAGAACTGCATTAGACGTTGACTACGTACTTCGTTAGCCATAAGACTTTCTGTACCACGTGCCTTGACTTCTAAGTCTCCACGTAATTCAGGATCAAAGTCAAACTGCATGTTGAATCGGAACAAACCTTCACCCATAGGACGTAGTAAGTAATCATCGATGTTTTTAATAACATTCTTAATGCCACCACTAGCAGCATTCATCAACATACTAATACCACTAGCTGTACGGCCTACACCCGACACACCTGTTTGCCCATGTGCAAAGGAAGGGAAGCCAGTAGATTCATCTGCCAGTACTCGTGCCTTATCAAACAATTGTAAGTTTTCACCTGCAACGTTAGGGAACTTGGTGCCATAGATTGCTTGCCCCGGAGCACCACCTTGACGACGAAAGACTTTGCCGGGGTATACAGATAAGTCTTGTCCCGGTACTAAGTTAGTTTCGTCTACTTCAATTAGTAGGTTACCAGAAAGTACAGCATTGTCAACAGCCATTCGCATGAAACCATTCATCAACGTCTGTGTATCATCCATGTTTTCAGCAATACCTACACCAAAGAATGAATAAGGATTTAGTTCGTAAGGAACCGCATGGTACGGAATACGTGCGGGTTTGAACGGGTTAAGTACCATACGCAAAAGTTTACCGTTACAAATCCATACGTTTGCTTGTAGCTCATCAAATGCTGACAGTTCTTCTGGAATATCTACGCCTTGATCTTCGAGCATTTCGATATCTACCATACCCCAGTACTCTAGTACTTCATAACGTTCAATACCATGATCCGGTGTGTAGTCAGATAAATCGTCTTCCCAGTATTGTTTATCATAGTTTTCACCCATAGCAATGGCTTCATCAATAACGGTGCTACGGAAGTAAGGACGCCGTTTTAGTGCACGTAATTGTGTACGTGACAACTTATGACGTTCAATAACAAACTGTGCTTCATCCA